TGCTGCATGAGTAGCATGGTGTACATGCTGGACCTGATCCACCACAACCTGGAACATTGGATGCAAGGCAGTTACCATATCCAAGGAATACTGGTGCAGTACAGTCAACCCAGTTTCCAGAACCTGAAGGACACTCTTTACGAGTCTTACTGTATAGACCTTCGTATGAGTCTTCACCATTACAAGTAGGCAGTGTGAAGTTGTAGTTTACGCAAGGGCCACACGCAGGTGTAGGTGTTGGTGTTGGTGTTGGTGTAGGGGTTGGTGTAGGTGTAGGAGTTGGAGTAGGTGTAGGAGTAGGAGTTGGAGTAGGTGTAGGAGTAGGGGTAGGTGTAGGACTTGGAGTTGGAGTTGGAGTAGGGGTTGGTGCAGGGGTAGGTGTTGGTGTTGGGGTAGGTGCTGGTGTTGGAGTAGGAGTAGGAGTAGGTGCTGGGGTAGGGGTAGGAGTTGGCGTAGGCGTTGGGGTAGGGGTAGGCGTAGGTGTTACTACTTGTCTTAAATATACGCCAATACCACTTGGAAAACGCTCTAATGGACTCACTGTTACTCCTTATTAAATATTAAGCAAACTTAGTTTGTGAACCAAGAACAGTAAATGTCGCTGTTCCTGTTTTTCTAATTGTATATACATACACATCTGTGGAGTTTATGTTACCAATAGGTACAGTTCCGCCAAGATATTTAATTGAAGATGGAACAACTCCATCAATAGTAAATCCTCCTGCTACTGGCTCATATGCTGTAGCACCAATAGGTGTTTCAAAGACTACTGAGATTTGTTCTCCAGTTGCCATGATTGAATCAAGAGTTGTAGTTGAATTACCACGAACATTTAATGTCCAGTCTGCTGCTGCAGTACCTGTATATATTAATATAGATGAGGTTACTACATCAAGATTAACAGTTGCTGGTGATCCTGCAGTTCCTGCTGTTGTTGTAATTGTTTCTTTTGGTGAGGTTAGAGTTGCATTTGTTACATCTCCAAAACTTTCCCATGCTGTTCCATTGTAAAATGTAGTAGCGTTTATGTCAGCAAGGTAGGCAAACATGCCTTCTTGAACAATCCCTACTGTCAGGGCAGCATCTCTCGCTGCAGCAGACGCAAAGTACATTATTGTCTGATTTTGCAGGTTGTACTGAACCTGTGCTGAGGTTAAAACATCACCTGTGTTAAAGGTAAGATAACCAGCGTTTGGACTGCCTGTAGGCATTGTTTTCTCCTTATGTTAGTATGATAAATTGTTATTATTAAGTATACCCTGAGTTGGCGAATCCAGGATAAACGCTTGAATCAATGGTTCTGCTGTTAATACTTTCATTGTCCATGAGTTTGGAGTGATATCGTGATTAACACCCTGAATAAACAACTCACGAGTAATGAAAGATCCACCAGGCATTGTTTTAGATATAACAACAAGGCTGTAAATATCTGATGTTAAATTAACTAATACGCTATCTTCGTTATTATCACCAGAAATATCTAAATTCATTGAGTCAATTCTTAGATTAGCATTAGCACGAGCAGCAAGTAGTGTTCTTGCTTGGTCATTTGCCTCTGTGTCTGTTTGCATGAGAAGTTCACTTCTTTGACCAGACTTGAGGAAATATGTGTCAATGCTAAATTGATCTGTAACTTCTTGAGGAATTGGAGCAGGTAGAGTGCCATCGTTATATCTTGTAATTGTAACATCATTAAGAATTAATTGATCATCATAGGCAAAGTCAAGATTTGTATATGTAAGGCTACCAGGAGCACTATTATCTGTATAAAATCTTGGAGTAAGATCTGCTAATTCAGATACTGTGGTGCGACTTAGAAATGCTGCTTTTCCAGATCTTTGCATAAAGAATGCACCAAACTCTGATTGCTCAATAGTTTGAATTGCTTGTAGCAATGATCTTTGTCCACCAGGATCTGCCATCATTGTAGAGTTTCCAGATTGAATGCTTCTCATTGAGCCTGGGAAATCAGCAAAGTCAAGCAAAGCATTTACTCTTGTACCAGATGATTGACCTGCTATACATCCAGGAACAGGAGCAACCCCTGTAGAAACATTGTTTAGAAGACGGAATCCATCAACACATTGCAGGGTTACAGTAGAAGTCTCATTTGTTCCTTGATAAAAACCAGTATCGTATGAAGTAATATATCCTGAAAATAGGTTAACTTCAACAAAATCTCCATCAGATGGAGTAATTGCATAGATTCTTATCTTACGCAATGGTAGTAATTTTGTATAGTATGGGCCACTTGCATTAAATGGGTTAAAGTCTGAATTAGGATCATTTAACACTACCGTCGCAGATCCAGCCTCAAAGTTAGCAAGGATACGGTTACGACCTCTACGAGTAGAACATCTTAATACCTGATCAGAAACATCAACAACATCTGCAGGTGCATCTCCTAATGTATTAATATCTAAAAGTCCATATGACAGGTCACCAAGAAGCAAAGGATAGGAAAATGATGGGCCATTTGCAAAGTCAATTTCTACTCTAAGTGTAGGCAAACTCATTTTATATCGCCTCTAATGTTATGCTTTGACCGTTATATTGACCACGCAATAGTCCTGTTCTAATAGTTTGAACGAGGTCTTGTTCTGAGGTTACAGAGCCTTGTACTGTTACATTGACAACTGGTGCAGCCATTAAGTTACCACCAGAAATACCTGCTCCTGTAGCAACTGTTCCGCTTGCAAGACCACTCTGAAGTCCTCTAAATCTAAACTTTTCATCGTAGTCCATTTGTGCTGCTGCTGCTTGGGATGCTGCTAAATCTTGTGCTTCCTTAGCCTTAAATGCTGCCAATGATGATGCTTGCTTTGCTGCTGCTTGTGCTGCCTCTGCTGCTCTTAGTTGGGCTGCTATAGATGCTGCTCCAATGGCTCCAGATTCTTGTGATGCAAGTGCACTTGGAGTAACTCCTGCTGCTGCAATTGCTGCTGCGTTCATATCTCCTGCTGCCTTAGCCTTTGCATACGCTGCTGCTGCGGCATTTGATGCTGCTGTTGCTGCTGAGTCTGTTTTTCCACCAAGACCATCGTTCTTTGGAGGAATAACGACTACAGGAGGAACTCCTGTTGGACCTGATGGATTTGTAACAACAACTCCACTACCAGCCTTTAGAAGGTCAAGATATCTTTGTAGGGCTGCTGTAGCGTTTAGCCATCCAATTTCTGCTGCTCTGGCAGGATCAATCAGGGTACCTGAATAAGAAACAGGAGAGCCAATCTTCTTAATATACTCAACAACCTGATCAGTGGTTAACTTCCACTTATCCTGAATTTTAATAATCTCAGCATCAGTTAACTTACCATCATTTACTACGCCAACAAAGTCAGCGTACATGCGTACTTGTTCTTCAGTTAACTTCCACTTAGTCTTAAGTTTCTCAATTTCAGCATCGCTTAGGATACCGTCATTTAGATACTGATAGAAGTCTAAATATTGTGCTGCCTGGGCTTGTGTGCTACCCCATTTTTGAGCAAGATTAATAATTTCATCATCTGTGATAGTTGCATCTTCAACAGCAAACAATGTTGCCAAATATGCTTCTACTGCTTCTACAGGAACTCCCCACATTTTAGCAAGGATAGTAATTTCCTTTGTATCAATCTTCTGATCAGCAAGTGCAGTAAGAATATCTTGATATCTCTTAGCCAAATCATTTCTAACAGCCAAAGAAAGAATTTCTTCTTTCATAGCCTTTAAGCGTTCTTTATCAAGAGCATTTATAACTTTTTGTCTATCAGCAAGAGCAATGGCAGCATTTACTTGAACCAACTTCTCATCTTCAGAAGACAATAGTTGTACGCCTGCTCGTTTTGCCAATGTTTGATTTAATTTAGCATAATCTGCTTCAAACTTGGCTCTCTTTTTATCTTCTGCTGCTTGCTTGGCTTTAATTGCTGCAAGTCTTTTTTGTTCAGCAATTTGTTCTTTGGTCAATGCTACTACAGTAGTCTGAGTTTTTCTGTACTTGTTAAGAGCATCATCCATGGATTCAGTGGCTTGACCAGCCTTCCACATTGAATACTCTGCTGCTCTTGCTTGCTCATCAAGAGTTATTTTCTTTCCACCTGTAAGTTTAGCAACTACTCCAACTATAGCAGTAGCAGCAAGAAGCAGTCTACCCCATGGAGTTCTGAGTAGCCATACTGATAGCATCTTTAACTTATTTCCTATTAAGACAAGTGCTGCTGACAGTTTATTTCCTGCTGTAGCAGATGCAAGCAAAGCAACTTTCATCTTATGGAATTGACTAATAATAAATACGCTTGGAGTAGAACTTAAAAGAGCACCCTTCATTCTGTAGTAAACTCTTAATAGTTTTTCTCCACTTGAAGCATCGCTTAGAAGGATCTCAGCAAATTTCTTGTTAGACAGAGTTGCTTTTTCAACTAAGTCCTTATTCATCTTGGCTCTAACTGTTAAAATACCAAGACCTGTTGCAGCGATTCCTCCAACAACAGACAATGCCTTAATAGCAACTGCTAACTGAATCCATCCACCAATACCAATTGGAAGAAGTTCATTAACTCCCTCAATAACCTTATAGATATTTTGAAACGCTACAGCAATTTCTTTGATATTTCCAACGGCAGACTCAAGAGCACTTGCCAATCTATCTTGATTTAGATATAAGAAATATTCAAGTTGAGGAATAACTGTACTCTTAAGATACTCTGCTAATTGAATAAATGCAGGCAGTAGGGCTACGCCTAATTTTTCTTTTAATTCATCAAAGGCAATTGAAAGGCTGGTAATTGGATCTTGCTTTGCCATCTCTTGTGCAGCACCTTTATATGTGCTTGATAGATATACAAGTGCCTTACCTAAATCTTTATTCTTAATAATAGATGAATCTATTGTAGGTACTAACTTCTTTAATGCCGCAAAATTACCCTGGCTTGCTTTGGTAATTGCGTCTGTGACTGCGGATAAATCTTTTCCTGTGCCTGCTGCAACATCTAATGCAACACCTTGAACAAGCATGGCATCGCTTGTATTTCCAATGGCTATAGCCAATTTACCAAAACTTGCTCTTAATTCTGTGTCTTGGATATTTGTTAAAGCCTGTTGCTTTTCAATATATGCTTCAACAGCAGCAATATTAGCATCAGTTGCACCAAGAGTATTTCTTAAGTTGTTGGCAAGCATGGCCTGCGATTTTGCATCTTCTACTGCTGCTTTAACAGCATCTTTACCTAATTTGATTGCAAACGCAGCAGTGGCTGCTGTAGCAACAGCAAAAACCTTAGTAATCTTTTTTGCTGCAACATCAAAGTCTTTTCCAAGTTTAGCAATGTCTTTTCTTGCTGCTTTGGAGCCTTTGTCCGTATACTGAGAAACGATTGACGCTACTACTGCACCTACTGCCATGTCTTAATCCTTCCTCGTATTTAAATTCTTTTGTAATGTTGCTTTAGCCTTTTCCAAGGCAGTGTAGATATTCTGAGCAATCTTTGCTCTATTTTTATCTACTACATTCCAGACCAAGCGAGATGGCATAAACGGAGAGTCATCTCTACTTAAATTTGATATAAACATATTCTTGCCTGATGTTTTGTTGGCTCTACCTGCCAATTCATAAATAACACCAGCAGCAGATCTATTCTTTAATGCACCAGCATTAGTAGTGTAGTCTTTTCTTACCTTACCCTGAGCCTTTGTGGATGAGATTCCTGCTCTAATAACGCTTTGATCCCATGCAGGCCATCCTGCACCACCACGGCTTCTTGGATTGCGAGGAGGCTGAGTAGCCCAGCCACTTAGTGGTGGTTCAGCCTTAACAGATGCTTGTGCTTCTTTTTTAGCACTGCTCAGTTCAGAGTTAATAACTTTATTAAACTCTTTAACTGCCTGTTTGTCAAAGGCTTCTAATGCACTTAGTGTCTCTTTGATACCAGTTAACACAAATGCATTGCTACTCATTGCCTACTCGCATTCTTGGATTTCTCCTTGAGATAAATAACTATTGCTTCAAGTATACCGTCAGGTGCTTCAAGCAAATCAACTGGAGATAAGCCAGTCTCCACAGAAACCATTGCTACCGTATAGGTTAGGCTGTCTCTGTGGATTCTGAATTTGGGTCTGTCTCTAATTCCACACTGTCAAGTGTGTCAAGAAAAGACTCTCCAAAAGGCTTTACTACCTTACCAGCATCCTTCATCGCTGCCCAAGCCAGGAAGTAGATATGCTCCAACTTCTGATCTTCAGTTAGCAACTTAGCAAAACCCTTGTTATATTTGTTTTCAAATGCAACGAGAGTCTTTGGACGAAGAGCATATGTGCCTTCATTTCCGTCACTGGTTTTTACTTTGATACTTAGTCCATCCATTTTAATTTCCCCTTCAAGGTTATTAATTTAAACTAAGGAGTAGTGTCCTTAGTGATTGCTCCAGAAATTGGCCAGTTTACAGATATTGTACTTAATTGACCTACTGCCGCATTTAGCGGAGTCCATTCAGTTATCAATGCCTCAAACTGGTATTCTGGATTAGTTTGTGATTTAGGTGCGTTTAACGGCCTAACCACACAAGATACTTTTGTTCCTACACGACTTACAGTAGTCCCATTTCCATTGAAAAACTCTTCAAGAGAATTATCTGCAAAGTCCTGGTAGAAATCAAAAGATACTGAGTTAGTTCCAACTCCTGCTATGACTTCCTTATAGATTTGACCATCTTTTACAGGAGTCACATCAAGAACATCATGAACAGTAGAAAGCGTTATGCTTGAAATGAGGTCGCTAAAGTCATTAGTGCCCTCAAAAATAACATACGCATTAGTTAGAACTATTTTAGCCATTTGTTATTAGACTGTCTTTGTAATCATGCCAGAAATTGGCCATGTAACTGATGCAGTGGCTAATTCGCCTACAGCACCATTTAGAGGTGTCCATTCTGAAACCAAAGCCTCAAATGTGTATTTAGGATTGGTTGGTCCTTGTGTTGCTGAAGTAATTGGCTGAACTTCAATACTTGTAACATCTCCAAGTAGTGGGTAAATTGTTTGTTCTACTGGAGTGTTTCCTGCACCAGGATCTGCAAAGTCTTGATGGAATTCAAGAGTAACTGAGTTATCAGCCAATCCTGCAATTCTTGTCTTTGCTGCATCTGGAACATTTCCGCCAGCGAATGCAGTGGTTTCCAATACATCATAAGTTGATGAAAGTGTTACTGACGCAACATGATTTGACAGGTCTACGCCTCCAACCACTACTTGTACATTTGTTAGGACTATACGAGCCATTGTTATTTATCTCCTTGTTCATTATCTAAATTAAAAACAGGGAATGTTTCCACTTCCTGCTCTACTGCTTGTACTTCTTTTACTGCTTTTGGTGCACTTGTTGATTCTTTGATATTGCCTGAAGCAAGAAGATGTTCAACACTTCCTCCTGCACCAAGTATATCATCTGTAGTAAGTTTTTCCCCATTTAATTTACCACAAACTTTGGCACCTGATACTACATATTGCATTGTTTTCTCCTTAGCCCCATATTGTGAGGTTATAGCGATATGATAAGAAAGATTGATCTCCAGAATTATAAGTGCCACTTTCAGCAGTTATAACTCTAAGAGTATCAACAAGTCCACCTAATGTTCTGTCTGACTCTAAAGCAGTTTTGATTGAGGCATTACCACTTCCAGCCAGAAGTAAATCAAGTTTTTCTTGTCCTGTTCTTTCTGATATTCTTTGAACAATCACATAAACATCAACAGATGCTTGGTCTAAACCACGCATATTGTCAATATCAAATGTGAAATCTAATTGTCCTACTACTGCACATGGTGGAACAATAACATCTGGAATTAAGTCATAGACTCGCAAATTGGTTATTGTCTGCAAATTTGCTTTGAGTGCGTCTCTTACGCCATTGACATTGGTAATAGCCATTAGTATGCCAACCCAAAGTTTCTACGGTATGTCTTTAGTAGCATCTCAACATCTGGATCAAGGCGAGAATTAAGACGAACTGTTCCTAATTCTACAGAGCCTGCTATACCAAATGGAGATTGCTTTCTAATAAATAATCTTGCTGCCTGAATCTTACAGGCTAATTCTACTTCGTAAGGAATTGAGGACCAACCCCAAACTCCAGTTATTTTTACTGTCTGAGGAAAGAAGTAAGGAAAGACATATGTCTGAATTGCTAATAGTCTGGTTACTGGCTTGCCTGTCTCTGGGTTATTTACAGGCTCATACATAACATCTGTATCTAAGTTCCAAATTTGTGTAAATGGACCAGATTGATTTGCTCTTGATGCTATCTCTGTTGGTTGGATAAGATCATCTATCTCTAAATACCACGGATTTACTGGTGTGTAGTATTTTGTGACAGGTGCTGCTAATGTACCTTCTTGGTAGAATCCTCTTTGGCAATAGTCATCAATCATACGGCTTGCAGCAAGAATCGCCATTTGGATTTCATTATCATCCAGGCTGTCTTCAATTTGAAGGCTATTTCTTACATCTGCCAATGTCGTATAGACATTAGTAGGTTGCTGACTAACACTAAGTGTAGGTTTCATTTGCTCCTCTTCTCCAATTTAGGCAACATTGCTTTTTCCATCTTTGGAGTTGCAGTTGCTGTTTCTTTCTTGATTCTAAAAATCTTTTTAATCTTTTTCATAAATCCCCTTCTTAAAAAAGAGTAGGCCCAAAGCGGGGACATTCAGGCCTACTCTCCCTTAGATTACTCTAAGTATTGCATAGAATTAACTATACAAATTAGAATGTAGGTGCTACAAGACCAGTACCCTCAACGATTGAGAATGCTCCTGGATAGCGACCTGCAGTTGCTGCAGCATAGCCGTATACAACTGACTTGATTGTGAGTGAGCCTGCACCAGTTGCATCAAAGTTCAATGCGAATGGTGATCCTGCTTGCTCCCATAGGTGGAACTCTGGTGCTGTTACGCAATAGATACGATCTTCGTTTGCGCCTGCTCCAGCGTCTGTACGAACATTTGCATCAGCAACAATTGGTAGACCCATCATTGAGTAACCTGAGTTACCGTAGTATGCCTGTCCTGCACCTGTTGCGACTGAGTTCATTGGTCCGTTTAGTGTTGGAACAACAAGTGGACGACCTGAACCGTCTACTGCTGCAAGCAAGAATGCCAGACGGCGTGGGTGCATTACCCAGTGTGTTGGGTTCATGAATGCATCTGTCTGGATTTGCTGGTAAGCATCTGCCAACTTTGGATATAGTAATTCAACTGTTGGTGCTGCTGATGTGAATGTTACAACATTAGTTCCTGATGTTCCATCAAGACCCTGGATTTGACCACCTGCACCAGTACCGTTTAGGATCTGGTTGTCAAGTGTTGTGTGCCATCCACGGATCAAGTCCTGGATGATGAACTGGTCAATACCTGTACCACGCTCAATAGCCTGCTTTGAGATATCCTGTTGTCCTGCGATTGTACGAACATTCACAGTCAATAGTGTATCGTCAGCATTTGTATTTGAAACTGCATCATTTTCAGCAGCCTGAACTGCAGTTGATGTACCAGTTGTCATGCGTGAGATATTTAGTGTCATACCTGCTGGTGGAAGTAGCATCTTGTTTGTTGCGAAGTCTGCTGTTGGGCGACCTGCACGAGCAAGAGGTGCTGCAAGATCAACAAGGTACTGAGGAATTACGAGACCAGCAAAGTTGCCAGTTCCAACTGAGCGACGCTCAACTTCTTCTTCCTTTGTGTGACGAGCAAGACGCTCTTGTGCTGCATAGTCATTGCTGAACTTTGCTGCAAAAGCATCCTTAACGAATGAAACATCAGAGTTTTCTGGTGTGTATGTACGAGCCTCACGAGTTACTGTTGCTCCGCCAACCTTTGGCATTACAACATCAGCCACTGCTGCTCGTGCTTCTGATGCCTTAGCATCTGCTGCTGCCTGAGCAGTCAACTTTTCAATCTTTGAATCAAGTGAGCGTGACTCTTCAACAAGGGCATCAACCTTTGCTGATTCATCATTTGTAAGGTCTGTGCGATTCTCTGCAGCAACTGCCTCAAGAATAGCATCCATTTCAACCTTAACTGCATCACGGCGTTCAATTACTTTGTCTAAATAAGACATTTGTTGTTCTCCTTTTGTGAGTTATGTTAGTTTGAGGTGGTGGTTATGGATTTCACGACGCTTACGGGTGTGAGCCTAACTCCGACTTCTACCTATCTTGTTAGATAGGAATATTATTTTACTGTGTTTCTCTTTGCTTGTGCTAAGCGTAGAGACATTGATCTTGGTAGATTATCTGGAAGGAAGTTTAGTGTTGAAGGGAAATCTCCAACAATCTTTCCACCTTGTCCAGGAACATCTACTACATCTATAACATTGGTAGCAGACATTTCTAATTCTTGTTCTTCAACATCTTCCAATGGACTTGAAGACTCTTCTTCGCCTTCTACTTCTACTCCATTGTTACCAAGTAGTGTACCCATGACTTCTACAGCCTTCATGATATATTCATGGCCTTCTGCTAAGTCTCCAAATACGCTTTCTAATACTAATAGTGAATCACCACTTACTTCTCTGCCCTCTTTTATTTGCAGGATAGCCCTCTTAATGGCTTCTCTTGCTTCTACTGAAGTTGCTGGGTATGCAGGATATGTGACGATTGATACATCACCATCAGCAAGGCTAACTTCTGTAAGGGTTCTTTCTGTACGGTCCTTACTCCAGTTTTGACGAATTACTCTAAATGCAAATGACATTTGGTCAACATCACCACGAGCAACAAGTGTATATAGATCTCTTGCTTCTTGTGTGTTTGCTAATTCTGCTTCAAAGTATAGTCCTGTTTCATCTTCGTATAA